CCCAGCGTCGACCTGATTAGCTTTGCCATTGCATGCTTTCCTTCATTAGCATAATCATTCAGGATAATAGCTATCTGTTTAGTGGTGATTTCCGCAATAGGAATGTCCTGCATTCGTTCCTTTATTGACCTTAGTTTGCTGGCATAGTCGATAAGTGTTTTCGGCTTTAACCCGCGAGAGGCGACAATCTTTTCATAGCGCTCCAGCCATGAATGTAAGGTAACGGAGTCTATCTGACTGATGCGCGTACTAAGAGGAACATGACCAGCGTCACCAAGTAATTCTATATTGGCCTGTATCGCTTCACTGACCGCAAGCCGTCGGTTCCTGCCTAAACCATATTCTTTCCCATCTCGCGGATCGCGATAACTGTAATAACCTCCATTCCTTACATACAAATTAGGTGGCAAATCCCGTCTCTCATGGTTTCTTCTTCTTCCCACCAGTCATTCTCCGCAATAGACCGCAGGTTGATGACTGTGATGGCTCAACCTTAATAGCCGTTTCCTGAAACAAATACTCCACACCGTCTTTCTTCGGTGCTGGATAAATTTTACTTTGTCTAACCCATCGACGAACGGTCTCAAGGCTGCGTGGTCGTGGCTGCCTGGCATTCCATTCTTTTAAGGTAATAAGTGCCATAAATAACCTCATGGCCGGGAAACTATAATCAGTTCCCCGGTTTAATGTTGATTATTGGAAATCAGTTTGTGCTGCCACATCGTTTGAACTCAATAACCCAAACCCATGGGTTGCTCTGCCAGCTTTCTTCATCGTAGATAGATTTCCAGAGAGTAACGAAAGAGCCCCTGGCGCTAAGCTGGTGTTGAGTCCAGCCCGGTTGGTAATGCTTCCAGAACCCGCCGCGAAACTGGGCCACGCCTTCAGATGCTGCATTCTCTTCGCTGATAGCGTTTAATCGCTCCACGCGCACACCGGTAATTTCCAGCAGAATGCGGCTGGCCCAGCGCGGCATGTGCAGCGATGGCGTCCACTTCTCTGGCGTTGCCGGTTTATTGCAGACCGATACAGGCACGCGGTGGGTTTGCTCCGTCCAGGAATTTCGCACGCTGGCTTTGTATACCAGTGTGGCGACGTCGGTAGCCCGGCTATGGACACGAAATGTCTCGCGCACCCAAATTCGATCGCCTGGTTTACCAAATGCGCTGTTCAGATAGTTGCCTGCCGACAGCTCCCCGGCCAGTTCATTGCCAGCCAGCTCGCACCCAAGGTTTTTGTCTAATACCGGAAACCTTACTGGGCGCCGTGTCTGCGTCTTCCGTCCGTCGAGAATGGCCCGCACCATCTCAGCGTTAAAAATCATTCCACGCTCGAGCATCGTGAAGCCTCCGACTGAAGAGCCTTGTATGCACGCAATACATGGATTGTTTTCCCGGAAATAACCGTTTTTAAAATAAAGAACCCGCTACGCTTTGAACGAACGGAAGGAGCCAGGAATAAAGCAGTATCAACGGCGCGATTGTGCAGCCGGAATTCGAATACCGTACTTGTGACAATCGCGGTTGCTATTACACCTTTATCAATAAATTCTATTTTCATATTTGTTATTTCCTTTTGCAGGATTGCTAACTGAAACTGATTTTATTTATTCCAGAACGAAGGCCGTAATTGGGCTGTTGCTGGTCTGGCTGGTAAAGAGTTTCGGAATGATGACTTTGCAGCTGTGAGCGTTTCTTTCTTCTTTTGCTTTTCATTGCACACAGGGCAGTAATAGGCTTGCTTACGGTATGCACCCTTTCCGATGGGGCGATATTGCAACTCTTCGCGTGCAAAGGAGCCGCCGCAGCTGTAGCAGTGGAGTGTTTCGGTTTCCATATTTATTCCTGTATTAAGGTGTGTGGATACCTGCCATTTAAGGCATTAATTCATTTATTCGATAATTAAAATGAAACTTCGGTATTGACTTTATATTGCCCTGTAAGCAAGTCAGCATCGACGGAAATTAAATCCCCGTACAGGTCGTAATTTAAAATAACATCACGAAATTGAAGTCCTGAAAGCGCATCCGTACGACCACAAAACATATGGTCTTCTTCGTGCTTTGCTGCTTCATGAATATCTTTTATTGATGCCATGGCATCAGACCACATGCCACTGTTACCAATGAACTGCGCAATAGCGAGTTTGCTTTGAGCTGCTTTAACCATCGGGTTGCTTTGCAGACAATTAGCCATTAAACACCCCCGTAACATGCAGAATTTTGATAATGGTCGCTGACCAGGCAACAAGGCAGATGGCCAGAACAATAATCAGTGATCGAATGCCATTTCTGCTCATACGCCACCCCAGCACTGAACGCTTACCGATGCGACCGCAACTAACAACGGAACAACCTTCAACCAGAACCGGCGCCATGCTGGCTTGTCTTCGTCTCGAATCATCTCCTTTCCCTCATGCGTGTTGAGTACCTAACAGGCCTTGCAATGCAGTGCCGGGTGCCTCCCGGTGATACCAGCCAGTTAAGAACTGGTACCGACAGCTTCTTTTCCACCCCACTCTTTTTAGAAACGAGTGTTACCGCTTAACTGTGCCGCGTGCGCATAGCCGCATTCACTGCATTGCAAAGCCTGTTGATTTTTAGCCTTACGGCGGCCAACCGAACGTTTAACCTATCGCACCGTTGTGTCGATAAGTAGAGAATACTACACAAAGTAGATTGGTCAACACCTAAAGTAGAAATAAATGTCTACTATAAGTTGCTTTTAACGATGCAAAGACACAAAAAAACCCAGCGTCGCTGGGTTTAGAGTGGTTGTTTCTGATTTATTTTTTGTCTGGATCTGCGTATTCGCTATAGAACTCCAGGAGCTTCTTATAGCGAATCTCAAAGGCCAGAAGCATGTTGTTTGCTTCTGCATCAGGGAATTTTCTGAAGACTCGAATCAGGCGTTTCTCTTCATCACTTAAGCTCGCGAATTCTGTTTCATCACCCTTCTCTGGTTTGGTGAGGGTGACAGTCTCCGGGGCTGCGTTGGATTCAGCACTGTTTTCTACTGCCCCGTAGTCTAGCCAGGCTGGAGGCACGCTCAACCATTCCGCAATTCTCATCAGCTTTTCATCGCGCGGTTTTGCTGTGCCAAGCGTATACCGCCTAGCCATTTCGTAGGTGACCTGTCCCGCATGACTTAATTGCTTAACAGACAAGTTCTTTTTACTCATCTCTTGGTTAAGTCGATCTGCGAAGTCTTGATGCTTATTCGATTTTTCTACCATAGGTAGAAGATTACGGCAGAGAGTGTTTTTAGTCATTTCTATTTTAAGTAGTTGCATTCTCTACTTTGTGTAGTATTCTCTACTTACCAACTCATAGGAGGTAAGAATGCCTACACCATACAAAAACATAACGGAGAAAGCCGTTAGAGCGATTGGGAATGTTTCCTGTGTCGCCCGCATGTTCGACTTTAAGTCGAGCCAGTCAGTAGCAAATTGGATAAACCGAAATTGCGTCCCTAGTGATCGCGTCATCCCACTCTGTCGCATGGGAGGGTGGGTAGTAACCCCTCATGAACTTCGCCCGGATCTTCATCCAACACCGATTAGTGGGCTTACGGAAGAAATTATCACCAAGCGGCAGAGGGAGTCTGATTGATGGAAATCAAACACGAGCACGTTGAAATAGTTCTGCTGGCCTGGGCTGCTGAAGTCGGTCAGGCATATGCAGCTATGCGCATGCTGCAGCCACATGAGCTTTACCGGGCGCAGGGCTTCCCAGAGTGGTACATCATCGATCAAGATTACCGCGGCGTGAAGTACGCGAAAGATAAGCAGGTCGCGCGCTGTGGCAACGCCGTCCCGCCGCCATTCGCAGAAGCCCTTGTAAGGGCAAATCTTCCTGAAATGTGTATTTACGGTCAACGGGAGGTGGCATGAATCAGCTCTTTGTTGGGCGCATCCGCGACCGCTGGATAAAGCTTCGCCTTTGCCGTCATCGCGGCACTGTATTAGTTGACTACCGCATACTGAAAAACTTTATTCGCACATGCCAGATCCGGGGAGAGACAGCATGACTCCAATGCAACGCCGTAGACAAAATGCCGCTATGTCAGAAGTCGCGGTTGCCACGCATAAACGATACCTCGGACGCCCCGAATTGCTTACAGGTATTCAGTCTGCCTGGATTAAATCCCTGCTCACTGTTTGGGGGGAAAGTCTCCGAGGTGCTACTTTTCCCCGTAAGCCAACAACGCATTCATGCTGGTGGTCAGTCAAGGGGGTCAGATGGTCAGATAAGGCGCTTGAGCGCTTCACTGCTGCAATTGAACAGGCAAGGGCTGAAGGATTTCGCGGCCCTAACGCCCTAAAGAGAGCGCAGGTAATTCTATGGCCAAAGAAAGAGACTAGCGTTATAGACACCGCTATCAGTGACGATGATGCTGATTTCGTGGAGAAGTGCGTGCTCGACGCGTTTGATGTGAACGATCCTATTTATATCGTTGGCTTGAGCTATTACACGACGAGAAAAAAAATATCTGATATTACCAGGGAGCTTCAGAAGATAGCCCCATGGCTGACGGCAGACCAGGCAAGAGAGCGTGTGAAGTGGTGTCTTAAGATATTTCAGGGAAGGGCATTTCTGTCTGCACGTAAAAGCCTGCGGAGTTAGTTTTTGTCTTTTTGTGCTCAAATTTCAATTTGTCATTGATTTTCACCCGGAAGTTTAGATAATCCATTCATGCTTGGCAGAGCTGCGCCACGATGGCAGCGATGAGAAGCGACAATTTGAATATAACGAGAACCCCGCCAGCGCGGGGTTTTTGCTTTCCGGCGATACGACAGGGGTATTCGCGAGGTGCATTGCATCAGTACCCCTGTCACATCGTCGTAGAGCGACAATCACAATTACAAAGCCTCGGTATTCGCCGGGGCTTTATCATTTGTGCAATCTGGTCAGGGCTCTTGAGTGAATACGTGCCGTACTATACGTTGAGCTCATACGCGAGAGCTCTAAACCAGATTGCTGATTTAGTTTGGCAGGGAAAGCGCTTCTTATCAGTATGCGGAATATAACTGGTGAGAGCATTGATAGTGTAGGGCAGGACTTTGTGTCGAAAGGTGGCATAAGAAGCAGGAGCAATCCCCAGGTATCACTACCCCTGCTTCTGTAAAAGTGGATAATTATTAATACCTTTTTTTGAAAGTGTTTTTATATGCTCGCCTTTCTTTGATGTAAGACACCAGTGAACCCACAGCGACTAAAAGAAGAACTACAGCTAACGCTATCATCAGTATGGTTGTTGTCATGTGAGTGAAGCCTCTAGAAGAGTATGGATATTCTTGTTTTATGTGAGGCGTAGTGTGCGAGCGAAGTGAGAAAATTCCTAACTGATTAATCTTGTTGATTTTGCATCATTTATGAAATTTTATCATTCATTTTGAAATGATTTGACATGTATTGATCAAGCAAAAGCTGATTCATCACTGAGTTTTCTAAAGAGGTGCATACCCTCAGACACATTGACTCGATATATGCCGCCCAGCTATTGTGTCTGCGTGGTGAATCCCCCTGTGCGGAGGGGCGTAACTGACTAAGTGATTCGTGACGGTAACGTCAGCAGAGTTAGAAACTAATGAACGCGAGCTATGGTCGGTCACCCAAAAGCTCACCGGGAGGCACCCGGCACCACATCTAATCGCAAGTAAGTAAACCGAACACCTTGTTGGGTTTACTCATTCTCTCTGGCAGACTATGGTTAATTACAGTAACGACATAAAAGGGAATGTTTTTCTGGTAAATCGGTAGCTCGGACTATCAGGAACCTTTCTTTATCGTTACTCCTCGAAAGCCAACTTTTTCAGCCCGCTCTCATAGCGGGCTTTTTTTATTCCCCTCGTTCATGAGAGGACTCACAGCAATAGAGGGGGCTAAATGTCCGATCCTGTTTCTGCCACAACGATAGCGGCTGGTGGACTGTTCGGCGCCAGCCTATTCGGCCTGGCAACTGGTATTGATTACGGCGTGGTATTTGGTGCGTTTGCTGGTGCGGTGTTCTATGTCGCAACGGCGGTGAATATTAGCCGCATAAAGCTGGTGGGCTATTTCATTACTTCATTCATATTCGGTGTGATTGGTGCTCCTCTGCTGGGGTCGTACTTCTCAAAGTGGACTGGTTACAACGACAGGCCGCTTGATGCACTCGGAGCGGTAATCGTGGCAGCCATAGCTATAAAGCTGCTGACTTTCGTAAACAGTCAGGACCTGGGTAGCCTGTTTGGGATTCTCTCTCGCTTACGTGGAGGAGGGACAAGCAATGGTAACAAGTGATCCGAGCGCAATCATTAATGCGGTGATATGCGCTGTAATTGTTGTTGCGCTGATGTTCTACCGACGCGACGGGTCAAGACACCGCCCCATGATATCGCTGATGGCTTACTTCACTGTGCTGGTTTATGCCAGCGTTCCTTTCCGTTATCTGTTCGGTCTCTACCATGAATCACACTGGTTTGTGGTGCTGGCGAACGTCCTGATTTGCGCTGCCGTTCTCTGGTTCAGGGGGAATGTGGCGCGACTGGTTGATGCACTGAGGCACTGATGAACCAATCACAATTTCAACGGGCGGCTGGTATCAGCGCCGGGTTAGCTGCGCGCTGGTTTCCGCACATTGATGCTGCGATGAAAGAATTCGGCATCACAGCTCCACTCGATCAGGCGATGTTCATTGCCCAGATGGGGCACGAGTCCGGAGGTTTTACCCGGCTGGTGGAAAATCTGAACTATGCAGCAGATAGCCTTGTGCCTACGTTCGGTAAACACCGTATCACCGCCCAGCAGGCCGCCGCACTCGGCAGAACGGCAACGCAACTAGCTAATCAGCGAGCAATCGCGAACCTGGTGTATGGGGGCGAGTGGGGGAAAAAGAACCTCGGAAATCAGGTTGCCGGTGATGGCTGGAAATATCGCGGTCGCGGCCTGAAACAAGTTACGGGCTTGAGCAACTATCGCAGCTGCGGACAGGCACTGAAGCTTGACCTTGTCACCCAGCCTGAGCTGCTGGAGCGAGATGATTACGCCGCTCGTTCAGCCGCATGGTTTTATGTTTCCCACGGTTGCCTTCTTCATTCCGGTGATGTTGAACGTGTAACGCTGCTTATTAACGGTGGCCGCAACGGTCTGGATAAACGACGAGCGCTGTTTAACCAGGCTAAATCAGTGCTGGTGTGAGGTCACTATGGGCATTGAAATGATTATTGGTCTGGCAACTGCGTTGCTGGCCGTTATCGCTGGCGCATTTGGGTTAGGTCATGCGCGAGGCACTAATAAAGCGGAAGCCAAAGCCGATCAGCAGCGAACCGAAGAAAACGCCGCTGCTACCGTTGCCGCGGCAGAACGCCGGGCTGATGCAACGAAAGGGGCCACTGATGTACAGGAAGACGTTAAGCGTATGGTCGATGACGATGTTGATCGCGAGCTGCGCGAGCAATTCACCCGGCCCGGTAGTCGTTGATACGGCCTGCATCTGGGTGAGAGTCATTTACCTGACCGACCACGATATCGACATGCTGGATATGCAGACCAAGCGAGACATTCTGGCGCACAACAAATCCGTGCTGGCTAACTGCGAGAAGAAAACCACCAAAAATTAGTAAGCCAATGCTTGCTAATTAGCAGTTCGTCTGCTAACGCTTCGTGATATGATTTTCGGCCAAAATTATCTATCAATAGGAGTGCGTAATGTGGACGTGCTGATTGACAGCGCTTTCGAGGGATATCTTTTCCTCTTACTGGATATGTGGCCAGTATTGATTGTTGCTTTCGTCGGGTTAGCTTTAGCATTTTATGGTGTGCTAATGCCCAAAACAGCAGTCATTTTTCTACTGCTTGCCGTGATCGTAGGGACTTCAGGATGGATATATACCTGATATAAAAATAAGCTATAAAATTTTTGTTTCAACAATATAATAAAAATACATGACCTTTAAGTTTCATTGGCCTTTCACTTAAGTGCATTGATCATTCTAGACCGAAGCATCGTTATGGAACCTAATAAACCCTTGGTGTGTATACGACCAAATGAAGATATGCTGCAATGGTAGCCAATGATGCATCTACTATTTGTGGGGTAGCTCACCCTTGAGCTCACAGGTACTACAGTAAGGTGAACTTTGTTATAGCTGAAAAAACTCATACATTAGTTTAGAAAAAAGATGAGATTTAACAAGCGTAGCGGGCTCATGGGATTAGCGGGATTGCATATTCAGCTATCTGTTTTGCTCTTAAGGATGTCAGGTGTGGATGAAGCAATGCAAAAGCTAGTGAATTAAATGAGCTAAGTACTAAGTCGCATAGTTGAATGCCTTACATAAGGCATTCATTTAATGATTTCTATAATAATGTCCAGAACAATAATCTGTCCGGGCAGACTAATTGGTCAGCAGTTACTGATTATAAAGACGAACTACACATTATTGTGTGGTTGCTGGTGTGAAAAAAAAGAAACACACTACTCTCATTGCACCTCTGTCCCAACACCAGTCTGTCGGAGGTCAGTTACTCGTTTAAGTGATGCTCTCCCGGATGGCTCCTGAGAGTTTTTTTAATCGATAACTGTGCATGACAAAAGGCCGCATATCTTTTGCGGCCTTTTTCATAGCCATCAGAAAGGCCACCTCAGGGTGGCTTTTTTAATGGCATTACGGAGCCACTTTCCGAAGTGGTTTGATAAAGCCTCCCGCATCGCATAGAGGTATGACATGGTCGAAATTACCGACGCCCAGCAGATTCGCCTGAACCTGCTTTCAACCCTGAACTATGACACTGCCGCCGCAAAAGTCGCTGTAGAGTTTGTTCAGGACAGCCCGCTTAAGTACCAGCTATTCATCCAGCAATACAGCCGTGTCACCTCAGAAACTGAGGTAGTGGCAAAGACGATGAAAGCAGTACAGGAAGCAACTGAAGCGCTGCCGCTGTTTGATACCATCGCCGAGCAAGCGAGCTAAGACATTATTAAGGTCGCTCAGGCGGCCTTTTCATGGGAATTTTCAAATGAGTAGAAAATTACCTAATCCACCGCCAAAGAATTTCGTGAGACCAAAGCCACCACCGCCGCCTCCGGCAGTCGCACGATAAATTAAGCGCTTCGCACGCGCATATGAAGAGAGTCTTTCAGCTGTGAGCCTGGGCAAACCGTTAACTTTCGGCGGCCTTGTCGTGCGACAGGCTCACGTCTAAAAGGTAACGCTCATGAAATTCCAGGTCGCAAAGGTCTATCGCTATGGTCGGTTTATGGGTTACGGAATTGCAGTAGACGGTAATCTTATTGATGGGCAGGTATCAACGACAGTTGATACCGATGCGAAAGGCATTCCCTTAATAACTGCAGTTTTTAATATGAATAACGAGCATGCCGAAAACCAAATCACCATCCGCTTAGACGACGAAGTAGATTCACAAAAGGTTGATTTGATCAAAAAGGCTGTAGCTGAAGCCGCCGCTTGCAACTACCGAACGGTGGTTAACTCAGTTATCAAGGGGTGAATGATGCGGGTCATTATTGACGGCATTGAGTATATGCCCGCGGCAAATGGAAACTTAAGTGTCGGAATTGCCATAAGCACCCACCAGCGCCCAGAGGTATTGAAGCGAGCTATTGAGCAGCACATGAAGTATCTGCCCTCCGGCGCGCTGGTGGTTGTAATCGATGATGGTTCCAAACCTGCCGCTGTCGTCCCCGATGGCGTGCAGCTGCTCCGGCATGAAACATCTCTGGGCATTGTTGCCTCGAAGAACGCCAGCTTATCTGCGCTGATGGATGCCGGGTGTGAACACCTTTTCCTGTGGGATGATGATGCCTGGCCCATCGCCGATGGCTGGCATCTTCCCTACATCGAATCACCAGAGCCGCACCTGGCTTACCAGTTTCTTGATCTGGCTGGCCGCAATAAGCTGAATGACATTGCGGCGCTTTACTGTGACGAACAGCATGTGGCATATACCGGGCAGCGTGGCGTGATGCTTTACTACCACCGCAGCGCCATTGAGAAAGTAGGTGGATTCGATCCGGTTTACGGCCGCGGCATGTACGAACACAGCGACCTTGCCCTGCGCATCCATAACGCCGGGCTGACTACCTGGGCTTATGCCGATGTAACTGGCTCCGAAAAATTGATTCATTCTCTCGATGAGCATGAAGCTGTAGAGCGTTCGGTACCGCGTCCAGACCGACAGGCGCTGGTGGAACGTAACGTGAAGATCCACAACGAACGGCGAGATGCCGGGTTTACTGGTTACGTTGAGTTCCGGCAGCAGCGCGACGCGGTAATCACAACGTTGCTGACCAGTCAGCCTGACCCGCAGCGCGGTAGCCGAATGCGGCCTGACCCGGCTGCGTTGACCACCTGGGCTAAATCAATCCGGGGTGCTGATGCCGTAGTGCTGGCCGACCAGCTAACCTCCGCTCCTGATGGCGCTCAGCTGGTGACGGTCCCGGATGTTGCAATGAATGTCTATTTCCGGCGCTGGCTGCACATCTGGCAGCATCTTCGTGAGCATCCTGAATATCGGTTCGTCTGGTGTACAGATGGTACCGATGTCGAAATGCTCAGCGCGCCGTGGGAAGAAATGATTTCCGGTAAGGTCTATGTTGGTTCAGAACCTAAGACCTATGCCGACATCTGGGCAAAGCAGAATCATCCAGAGAGTATCTATCAGAAGTTCATCGACGCGTACAGCAACGATGTGATGCTTAATGCTGGTCTTCTGGGTGGTTCCCGCGCTGATGTAATGTCGTTCGCTCACGGCATTATCCGTCTTTACTACCGGATCGAGAGTTATCGTTTCTGGAAGAAAGAACAGGCGAATGCCGCTATAGGGGACATGATTGCCTTTGGCATCGTCGCTAAATCATTTGGCGATCGGATAGTAACCGGCCCGCGCATCCACACGGTGTTTAAGTCGGATGGTATCGGTA